GACTCATTACTCTATTTCCAGCAACTGCGTCTTGGGCACTTTCGCCGCCCATATCTGCTGTAGTTAACATTGCTTCATACGGAGCGCTGTCATCCATTTCTTGATATTCTTCTCTAGGATCATTTGCATTACGTACAATAATGTGCGATTGTGCAATGTTACAGCATTGAGCTACATATACCTGAAGTACTTGGCTAGTAGTTGGATATTCAACAGCTAGTTCAAAATATGTAACTTCCATATTTTGCAATTGCGGGAAGTCTAATGGACGTTCTTGAATTGGTGTTTTCTTACCTGAAGTTAAACTGTTAGCACCGTACTTTTTAAATATTGTCTCTAGAGTATCTTCAAAGCCTTCTGGCAAGGGGCCAGCAACTCCTATTTTAAATTGATAAGTCTTTTTAGACTCGGTTAGTAATTCTTTAAATGATCTCATTGCGCAATGATCCCTGTTCTATATGTATTATTTATCTTTATCTAAGCCTTTGAGTCGTTCTAAAAGACTGTTTCTATCCATTACGACATATCCGGAACCATTAACAATATCTCCATCGCCTGTGCTACCGTCTTTATCTTGTTTTTCTTTCTTAAGTTGCAATTCAATCATTTTTAATTTTTTATCTAACTTTGCAACTTTAGCATCTAAACTAGTTTTAAGCATACCGCCGGCTACTTCAAATACTCTGCCACTGTAACGACTTTCAACATTCATACCTAAATCCATTAGGTCATCATATGCTTGCATTGCTTTATCGGCAATTTCGTTAAGTTCTTTGTCTGCCATTTCACCTAAGCCTTTTACAGCAGGCAATGCACTAGCAATTTTATCAAACTCTGCTATGTCACGAAACGTTTCCGCTTGTGCTATTTGGTATTCTTTCTGATCTGATTCTTGTTCTTTTGCATGTTCTATAAATTCTTTAGAACTAGGTAAGTCAAGTAATTCTTCTAATTTTTTTGTCATAGATTTATTCCATTATATGCTACTATTATTTATCTTCGTTTTCCAGAATGAAAGATGTCGTCTTCAGTAACAATACGGAATATTATTCCTTTTTGCTTGCACCATGCTCGTGCTGCTTCCCACTTAGCTTGATTAACTACATAATGTGCTTGATTGTGTTTACTGTTTCCTAAGTTTTCTCGCATAGCTTGATTTTTAGGTTTAACTTCAATTAGTTCTACACGCTGCTTTGTACTCTTATCAGCATATGCAATAAAGAAATCTGGTACGTAAACAGTTTGTTTACCAGTTAATGGATTACGATAAGGAATACGTACTGCTTCGCTTGCCCATTGAGTTATAGCAGGATGTTCATCGCAGAATTTCATAAAAGTAAATTCCCAACCTGAACGATATGTAGGCGTTTTATTTCCTATATACTTTTGTGGATTTTTTAGATTAAATTTACCTTGTGCAAATCTAGACATATCATACTACAACGTTTCTTTGATCAAATAAAGTAGACTGGGTAGATTCATCTCTAAAACCTAATACACTAGTTTTTTCTCTATTAAAGTTAAGTATTTGAGCAACAATGAGACTAAGCTGTACGTCTGTTACACCCTTGAGTGTATCAATTAGTTGTTGTACATTTAAATCGTCAATTTTAGCCTGTTGTAGTAGTACACTTGCTGTATTAATTGCAGCAGTTTTTTCAAATCCTCTTTTAAGAAAATAGCCAATGACAGCATCAACTTCACTTGGATTATAACTTATTTCTATATTATAAAAGTTATTAAAAAATTCTGTGGTTATTTCAGAGATTGCCATAATGCGTTTCCTTTATGGATTAGGTAAATTAGATATTGCGTTTGATGCAACTTGTGTTAATTTTTGGTTGCCATTAATTGCATTAGCAGCTTGTGTGTTATACGCCGCTTTTTGTGATGCAGATGCACTATTATATGCATTAATACTTATATTGGGAAGTGCTCCACTATTAACTAGTGCAGGTAATACTTGATTAGCTACTGCTGGATTTGCCAATTGAGTTGCAATTTGCTGATTACTTAGTGTTCTAGAATTATTAGATTGAGATGTAGATACTGTTTGTATATTTTGACTGTCAGGAACAGGCAATTTATTTTGAGATAATATGGTTGTCACCACTCCACCAATGACACCCGTTGCAACATCTTTTAGAATATTACCGCTTTTGCCGTTTTTGTTGCCAAATGCTTTATTTAATAGTGCCGATGTGCCTAACCCAATTAATGCAGGGAGAAGTCCTTTGCCGCTTAAATTGCCATTCATTGAGTCATCAAGATACCCCAGCGGACTCGGAGTTACGTCATACCCTACGCTTTGGTCAGCGAATCCTGCAGGAGTATTACTGGCAACTGATCCGCTTGTATACTGTACAGATTCGTATGTACAAGAGATAGTATTTTCATTAAAGTCACTACCTTCACTCTGCACACTACCATGATCCCATGCAGTTAATAATGGATTAACTAACGTATATGCTACCCAGTCTCTACGTGACAATTGATAAATTGTAATACTTTTAAAGAATGGATTTCGTTTACCGTTATTAAGCCCGTATTCAGGAACTCTAGCAAAATACTTGTCTCGAGCGCCATAAGCGCCGTTAATCCCGTTTATTATTTTGTTGGCATCAACAAAATAATATCTGTAGTATTCCTCTAACAATGCTCTAGTAACGCCGGTATTGTCGTCATGAAAAACAATTCTACAATCTTGATAATCAACACGAGTTTGAACATTTTTCTTACGGTTGTATTGTTGTTTAGTGTCTACACTTGCCCTAAAGCTAGGCAAGTCTGCGCTTTTAACAAGAACTCCTAGTTCTTTTTGAAATCTAAATACATTTGAAGTTGCACTATTACCAATTTCATCGTTAGGATCAAACCTAACATGATACATATATTTTGTTTTTGGTGCAAAGGCAAAATTATTTTGAGTATATATCTGATTGGCGTGACGAGCATCACGTAAATGTGTCTCAGATTCTAAGTTAAATAGGAATGCATCTTTTAAGCTCATACTAATATTTATCCTTGTGCATTATCTGTGTATATAAAGAAAAGCGAAGATCGAGTAAACAATCTTCGCTTTCTAATAGAAATACCAATCTTAACTAAACGTATTAGCCAGTAACTGTTGTTCCGCCGATAGCTGATGCAACTGCTCTTGCTGTTGCTTCGCCTATGCCTTCGAAACTGTCGTCTGCACCAAACTGGATAGCATTGTCATAACGGATAGTTAGCGTAGTTGTTACTGCTTCGTTAGTAGCATATGCTAATGAGTTATAGTTAGCTGATTCAATATAGCAACCTACTAATTGGAAGCGATCAATTACGTTTGCACCATTAGCACCGTTACCACCGTCTAGAATTTCAATTCTAGTTTGGAACTTGTAAGTACCGCTTGATACTGCGCTTGACTGCTCGAAGAAGTCAAACTGCTTTTGTAGCTGCTGACCAATAACTTTTTGTACGTTGTTGTTTGCATCTTCACGTAGTGTAAGTGTAATTGGATCCCATGTGTGCTTACCAGCAAGATATGTTCTTGAGTTATAAGCTTCAATTGTCATTTGTTCAAAAGTGATGTTTGGACGAGTTACGTCTACTACCTGTCTTGAAATTTCTCTAGTACCGTCTGGGCCACCAGTAGTACCAAAACTGTCTAGTAATACTCTAAAGCGATACTGTAACTTAGGCATCAATAATGATGAGTTGGAACCAGCACCTTCTGTAGGTACACTAATATTTTGTAATGTTGTGATTGGCATTCGTAATCTCCTATACAATATTTATGCCTTAATGGATGGAGACCATTCTCCATCCATTATATGCGCAGATTAACCTAGTGCTGCAATTTCGCCTGTGTTCTTAATTCTTAACGGAATGTAAATAAACTCAATTGCCTTAACTGGTTCAATAGCAATATCTAAGTATAGCTCATTACGATCAATTCTTGAAGGTGTGTTGTTTGATTCATCACACACTACTAGGAAGTCGTATAGTGCTCTTAGTGCTACTAATTCTAGTAACAACGCGTCTGCCGCTGCTTTAACTTGATCACGGGTGATCTTGTCATTTGGCTCAAATAAGTATGGCTTAGCTAGTAGTTCTAGTTGACCACGTAAGTACACAGTTAGACGTGCTACGTTAACCCGATCTAATGCACTTGCGTTTCTTGCACGAGTCTTTTGACCAAACACAACTAAACCTGCACCACTAATAAAAGTAATTGGGTTAATTGAGTTACTGTAAAGCGTATCACGCTGCCCGGTGTTCAGTGCCACTGATTTAAATTCGCCTTCGCTTGTGATATAGCCCGAACTTGTAGCATTAGTTACACCACCGCGTCGTGTACCTGCTGGAGCAAACCAGGGGAATGCAACTTGGTCGTTTAGTATAATAGTACGTAGGGCCATATGACTTGCTGGAACAACAATATTGTTTCCTGCATTGTCGCTTGTAAAGCCTGAACCATAATACATAGCCATGTACTCGTCAAAGCTTACTGCGCCGTCGTCGTTATCTTCTAATGCTAATTTAACGTTTGATGCCCATTCATTTAATGAAGTTGCGTCTGGTGTTAAACGGAACGGAGTATCGCCAATAACAAATGCCGTTAAACGTCTGTCATAGTTTAGTGTAATCATTTCACCAATTAGTTCTGGATAACCTGGGCAAGCCATTAAGTTAAACTGACGACTTTCTTCGTCACGGATATCTTGGTTACTGTTAACAAGTGCCTGTAGCGCTTGTGTAACACTCTTACGCTGTGCATGACGTCCAAAGCTACCTGAACCATCAGACTGGTTGCCTGAGTCAGTAACCCAGCGATGCGGGTAGTAAGATGCCATTGATGCGCCGGCATCAACTCCGCCTTGACGGACATTTTTAGCACTTTGGTCTACGTAGTTACGCTCAAAACGTTTAACGTTAAAGCCACTCTTACGTAAGTTCCATAGCAACATACCTTTTGGATATAGTGCTGGATCTGGTGCGTCTGTGTCTAGATATGAACTAATTAGCAAATCTGAAATGCTTGCACTTGGAGCATCAGTTAATGTTCCACCGGTGTCGCCGTCACGTGCATCTGCAAATAGTACACCGTTTTCTGTAGTTTGATCTGCTTTATCAAGTAGTACCCATGCACTTAATGTGCCGTTGTATCTGTAGATAGCTGGATAGTTTTCAACGTCTGCTGTACTAATCCAAATATCACCGTTAACAAGACCAGTACTGCCGTCGGACTGCGTAGTAGGCTCTGTTGCTGCTACTTGTGGACCAGTTGCGTCTGTGCCACTGTATGGACTTGTAAGTGTGTCTAAACCAGTTCTTAAAACATTAGATGGATTATAGTTTAGACCAACCCATGTTTCACCGTTGTGTACTAGGATATCAACTTCGTCAACAATGCTACTATAATATAGTTGTCCTTGTGTTGCTAAGTTTAGTGGCACATTAGATGATGCTGTATAAACTAATGGCTTCCAGTTTGAAGCTACTAATCCAGTTGAATTTGGTCCAACATATAAGTTAGCTTTAGTAGCTGGATTAAACCCTGCTGACGTCAATGCGCCGGTTGTATCAACAATATAAATGTCACCACCTAATTTATGTTGGATAACAATTCTGTTTTGCGAATCAACTAATGCTACAACATTTGTCATACCCTTAGCGTTAATTGCTGCTGCAATTAATTCTGCGTCAGTACTTGCACCAGTTGTAATAACACTTACGCCAAATGCAGTTGAAAGCGTTGCACTGTTAGCTCTAGTTTCTTGTAGTGTAAATGTATGCGTAGTAGCAGATATAGTGCTTGTAGCAATAACTCCACTAGTAATACTGGTTGCACCAGTAACTGCTCTTGAATATACTTTATAGTTTCCAATTGGGTTTGCAAGCTCGTCTACGTTAACTTTAATGTACAATGCGCCTGCTACAAGATTTGTTCCGCCGCCTGCTTTGTCAAGGCCATAAATTGCTCCTTGTGAAGTAGTATATAATGGTGCTGTTACGGTTGACCATAGCTGTGTAGTCGTGTTATACTGCTTGACACTAATGTTAGCTCCGCCATTTGGTGTAGTTGTTTTGATCCAAACTGCACCTGTAGGTGCCGGAACTGTATCTCCTGACTTAAATGTAGGAACACTTGTGTGAGGTGCTGCATCTAGTCTAGGAGCACTGTATGAACCTGCTGTTATACCCAAGTCTGCTAGCAATGTTCCAGTGCCTGCTGCTAGTGCAATTACGCCGTCTGCTGTACCTGCGCCGGCGCCGTCCGAGTCACTTAGGCCGTTAGCATACAGTTCAATAGAGCCATCAACTAATGCTGCTGTTACACCTGCAATGCCTGCTGCATTGATAATTGTAACGTATTCTGCAATGGTTGTGCCTACTAGCGGAACATCTGTAGTGTTGATAGTAATTGAATCGCTATTAGTCAGCGGTAAAGTTGCAGTGCCACCGCGTACTGCTGCCCAGCTTGCTTTCCACTCGTCGCCACCTACCTCAACCCAAGTACCTACATTTGCTGTTCTTTGAGCAGTTGTACCGTACCCTGGTGTTTTGTAGTACAAGCGATTCATTGTATCGTTTGCATCAATTACGTAATCGCCAATTGCACCAATTGATGCTTTCGGAGCATTGCCTAGTGCATTGCCGATTAAATCAGTAACTACTGTTAGTACAGTTGGAGTTTTTGCTGTAAATGTTTGACCGTTTGCAACATCAATAGCAGAACCGTTCCATTGAAGAATTCCAAAGTTGCTGGTAGAAGTGTCTAACCAATATGCGCCGTCTGCTGGCTCGCCGCCCGGTGCTACTGCACTTGCTGTAAGTTCTGATAGATCTAAATCAGCACGAACAACATATGCACGATTCGAAACGCCTAGTGCGGAATAAGCAGTTTGTAGGCCGTATTCGTTAAGCTCGCCGCCGTGGATCATATTGCCGTTGTTATCACTATAAAATAGTGGGTCGCCAAATGTTTCGCCTAGCTCACGTTGGCTAGTGATTAAGTATGGTTTTCCTGCGTTTGCTTTTAGTGTACCGATTGCTGTCCCTGTGCCGCTGCTTTTAGTTTTATTACTAGCCGATGCTACAAAGATCATAGGTACCGTTCCAGCTGCGCCTGGAGTGTAGAATGATTCGTCAATTACTGTGACTTCTACGCCTGGTGATACTAATGCCATATTATTTCTCCTATTGGATGTTAGTGTTCTATACAGTATTTATTACATTCGAGATAAAACACCTGCAATATACCCTTGAAAAAGGCACCATAAAGGTGAGCTAAATACAATATGAGACCATTATGCGTCTGCGGACAACATCCGGCGGCTATAAATTATAAAAAAAACAACAAAACTTATTATCGTAAGTTGTGTGAGTCGTGTTTGCGCAACGGACAAGGGCATGGCACACCATTATGGAAGCAGCGCGGATATGAAAAGAAAAGCGTATGCGAAAAATGCGGATTTAAATCAAAGCATTTAGAACAGTTTAATGTGTTTCACGTAGACGGTGATTTAACTAACTGTCGTCCTAATAACTTAAAAACCATTTGTGCTAATTGTCAACGTATAACACAAAAGGAAGGAGTGCGCTGGAAGCAAGGCGACTTACGGCCTGACTTCTAAATAACGCATTAGCTCATTTAAATTAAATTTTAAGTCATCTAATGTGCCATTATTATCGATCGTAAAATTGGCCATCCATTGTTCTAAGCTCATACTATCTTTAGATTCGGGAGGTAGGTAGTCACTGCGGTCTACCCAAATAGCATAATCAAATACTTTAGTATTGCGCATTGCATGATATTCTTTTTTATTGCGTAGGCCACAATAGATATCATACGTATTAAACATTTCTCTGCCTAGAGTTGCCGGGTCAGGAACATTATAAGCGCAGATAGCATCATACCATTCTGCTCTGTGATTATGCCTGTCAGCATAACACTCTTCTTCGTTAGCATATCCATACTTGTCCTTTAAGTCGTTATAGATAAAAAGTTTTGAACAAAATCTACTACTGCTTTCAAATGTATATCCGTAATCGTCACGAAGCATTTCGCAGACAGTATCCTTGCCATGTCGTCCGTGGCCAATTACTAATAACTTGAGGTTGCTCACAATAAATTTCCTAACTAATATGTATATTATATATTAAAAGTTAAGAGTTGTCAAGTAGTTTTTAGCCTATTAAAAATCCGAATCCGGTGCCGCCGGATACTTGCATTGCTACTTCAATTTCAAGTTTATCCATCTCAATTTGTGCTTCTGCTTTTAAACTGTCGCCGTTAAGCGTTGAGCCACCTTGTGGTCCAGCAATAGTAGCAAACTTACTACGTGCCTCGCCCAGCATATATTTGCAACCAGCTAATGTATAGTCTTTAATCCACTGTTTGGCAAGGTAGTCGTTTAGTAGTTCACTGTCTGGTCGATAATTATAGCAATATAACAGCAGTCCTTCTTCGGCTCTAGGACGTTGGAGGAGTGTAAGTTTTTTGCTAGTGCTACTCCATTTAAACTCAATAAAACTACCAAACATACGTCCTACAAGTTCTTGATGTTGTGAGAACATGTCGTACGTTGCAAGGCCGCCCATTTTAGAACCTGATAGCAAATATGTATTTGTATATGCTAGGTTGAATGGCTCAAATAACGATCCGCCGTCTCCTCCGCCTGAGCGTGATCCAATGCTTCTACGAAATAATTTGCGAACTTCCATTACTTCATTTGGTAGCACATATTCGTTCTGATCTACTACCGTTGTTAAGAACATATAGCTTTCTTCAACTGCATTATCGCTACGCTGTCTAAAACGTGTTAATGCTTTATCTAATGCAGTTCTATAGTGTATAGGATCAAGTTCAACATCAACCATGCCTCCGCCGAGGAATGTGTTAACATAATCGTATACTTCTTGTTTTTGTGTTGCTAGTGTCATTATGAAGTTCTCCAATAGTATTTATCGTTATCGTTACGATAAATATGTATAACAAATAGGAGAATGGTTATCCCTCGCTTATCACTATATAAACCGGAACGCGGCAATGATTACTATTTCCTGGACAAACAAATCCAGGAAATGTTTACTATTGGCGGCACTGATATTAATATACACAAATATCTAGGGCCCGACAATCCTGCAGAGGGCGAAGGCACGGCTGTTCAGCCTACTTATAACGCTGTTAAAGAAACTAATATACAAGACTTATTATTTCTCGAAAATAGAGATAGAAAGTACGATGCTGATATTTACAGTATGCGTGGCATTTATAATGTCCAAGATATTGACTTTGATTTAAGTGCATTTGGATTATTTCTAAGTAATGACACACTAATGATGACTATTCATATTACCAGTAGTGTTAAAACACTTGGTCGAAAAATTATGTCAGGCGATGTAATTGAGATATCTCACTTAAAAGACGAGTATGCACTTAACGATTATAGCGTAGCACTTAAAAGATTTTATGTCGTAGAAGATGTTAATCGTGCTGCTGAAGGATTTAGTCAAACTTGGTATCCCCACTTATATCGCTTAAAACTAAAGCAAATATACGACGGTCAAGAATATGCAGAAATACTTGATTTACCTGCAGAAGAAGGTAGCGAAAATACGTTGCGTGATTTGCTTTCAACCTACGAAAAAGAAATGCAAATTTCTCGTGCAGTTGTTGCACAAGCAGAAGCAGATGCTCCTAGAAGCGGATACGACATTGATCATTACTATACAGTTTCTACAAATGATGACGGTAGTATTGTTCTAGAGACAGCAGACGATACTGACTTAGATGCATCAAATATCACATATAGTGCTGATGCAGTTGTTAGCAGACCAGAACGCGAAGGTTACACCGGATACTTAGTAGGCACAGGCGATGCTGCTCCTAATGGTGCACCGTTTGGTTTTGGTATTCAGTTTCCCAGAAATAACGAAGACGGCGATTACTTCTTGCGTACTGATTTCTTACCTAATAGAATGTTTCGATATGATGGCGCACGTTGGGTCAAATATAACGACGATATTAGAATGTCACTTAGCAATACACTTGAGCGTCAAACACAAAAGTCTAGCTTTATTAACAATACTAAAACTAGTGAAATTAGCGGCGAAACAGTTGAAGAAAGACAGAGTCTATCTAAAGCACTTAGACCACGGGCGGATAATACATAATGCACATATATAAATGGACACAAAAAGAAACTGGTAAGTGCTACATTGGACAATCTATTCAAGAGCCTAATCAACGTAGATTAGAACATCTTTGTAATGCTAGACATAGCCC